CAGCAGCAGGAGGAGCAGGAGCAGCAGCAGGGGCAGCAGCAGGAGGAGCAGGAGCAGCAGCAGGGGCAGCAGCAGGGGCAGCAGCAGGGCTGATTCCCAAAGCAGTATTCTTTATTTCATTGTAAGCCGCTATGTGGTCTTTTAAAAACTCTTGAGTTTCTGCGGATAGTAGAGTATTGTACTTGTCTAATAATCTATAAAGATTTGCACTTGTCTTTAAGTTACTAACACCCTCCAGTCCATTTGTTTCGTGAGCTGTATAGGTTATAACTAGCTCATTTTCAAAAGGATTATTTATTGCTATGTCTTCTTTAAATACGTCAAATTCGTGATATGCATTATCAATATGATAATTTTTATATACGGTCCTACCTTGAATGTGCAGTTCTTGCTGAATTATCATGCCAAGCGGATTTTTTAAATCCCTAACATAATCAGGAGCGTTATTAGCGTTAGCAAATGGATAAATAAGGCTTATAGGAGCAAAACCACCTCTATTATTATATAAATCCTCGAAAGATGTAAACTTAACGGTTAAAATTATTTGATAATTAAAACGACCTTCGGCTGTCGATGTCGAGATATTTTTTATCTTGATGGAGTCAATAAATACTTCACCACTGACTCCTCCGTTTGTGCGTCTATTAAAAACGTCTACATCAAAAGATTTCAGCTCTGGGTTTGTAATATTGCCACCTAAAAATATTATATGATTTTTAACATAATAATCAAAGTCAAAAGGAGTCTCGTTTCTGCTAACATCTCTATCGTTTAAAAAATTGATATCTTTAAATACACCAAGACCAGACTCGGAAAACACCAAGTCATGATTTTTTAACAATTTTTTTTCGTCCCAGTCGCTATCAATATTATTTTTAAAATACGCTTTTGCTATTCTATCGCCTGATACTTTGTTATAGCCAGCAAATCTATCCCCATCGGTCTCTAGCGAGTCGCTTAGTTTATCAGCAATCGCTAGCAAATAGCTCTCAATTTCAGCAGAATCTATATTAGCCATTTATTAATCCTAATAGAGTGTTTAATGGTACATATATCGTTAATGGTTTCCCGAGGGTTATATCTAACTCGCTAGAAATCTTATTTGTATAACATATCAACCAACCAAACTCAGGACTATTATAATACTTTTGCGATATTGTATATAGTTTATCGCCCATTTCAAAGGTATGTAAAATTGTATCAAGTCCATAATCTTTAAAGTTTTTTAGATTACCATATGAAAATGTTGAGTATTGATTGATACCGTTTATTTTTTTACTTTGAAAAATATTACTGTATCTTTCATCTGCATTGTATATGATGCCTGTTGATTCATATCTATTATACATACTATATATACCTTTTAATAATAATATTACTCTAGTTGTTGTGGATTTGTTTATTAAGGAGTGTCTGTTGTCTCGGTACTTGTTACATTCTCTGTTGCGGCTGTTATTGACCCAGCTTCGCCGGTTGTATCCACTTCTCTAGCCTCTTGAATAGCTTTATTAAAACTTGTAACTGCTTGTGTCCTACCCTTTATTGTACCTGTATGTCTAAAATAGCCTTGTTCATCAACGTTAGAACTAATAGTATCAAAAATTGTTTTTAGATTTGTAAGGCCAACTTGATTATAATCTTCAATTGAAACACCGACAAGATTTTCTAGCCATTGTTTAAATTTTTGTTCATTTTTGTAAGTATTAAGAACATTCTGATCGGGATTAACAATTCTATATTTTTTTCCATCCCCAACCCTTATCGTATTTTCTAAAGATTGTATTATCTTACCTTCTATATTTATAGTATATGCTAAAGGTATTAATTTCATATTAGTATCATACATCTTATCTTTTTTTGTAGTTTTTATTTCATCCGTTGGAACCTGAAGAAATCCCATTTCTTTATTGATCTCGTAAGAGAATGCGGTTAAGTGTATATTGGCAGAACTTCTATTAGGCATACCACTAAATCCGACAGTGATATAACCGGTCAGGTTTGATTTTCTTGGCAAGAAGAGACCGCCTTCATTCCGGAACGCTGGCTTTAAGCTGCCTATAAGGTTGTAGAGATTGCGATAGTTAATAACGCATTCACGCCTATTTTCTGAAAATACATTGAATGTGTATTTCACACGCTCCATCATTCTGATAGCAACAGAATCATTTGGCCAGGAAGTTGGAACGAAAGGCGCCTTTTGATCTATGGGATCAAAATAATGCTGGCTGTCTTCAAGGTATGCCTTGAATGGTATTCCGCTAATTGTTAGTTTTATATCACGATCTACAAATCTCACTGGTTATACTCCCGTTCCTGTAACAAGATTGGTGTCTCTCGAAAATGGTGCCTTCAAGGCAAGAGAGGCGCCACGATCAGATGCATCTTTTATTATTTGTTTGACATCTTTTGGATTAATAGATGCTTCAAGTTTACCGACATGCAATTGAGTATTAACCTTTATAGTGCTAATACCAGTTACAATTTTTTCTGCTAACAGTTCTGTTTGCTTTGTAAGGGTATCACGGCTTGATTGCGTGGCGTTATTAATTTCTGTTGTATATTTTTCCATTCTTGCTTGAGTATTATTGACTTGTGAGTATGTGTTGTTATTAGAAGCAGTTATTTTTTCAAGGCTGCTCTTGATTGGTGATAGAACAAGTAATTGCTCTCTTGCTCGCTCTTCTGGTGTTGCTGCTTGAATGTTGAATTGATCGTTGTATGCACCTTTTGCAACCATTTTGAGACGGCCAGTAGCCATATCTCGCGTATAAAGTGGCTTTGTACTTGTTGCATTAAATGCTTGTTTTTGAGGAATGTTTTCTTCATCGCCATCCTCGGTTTTTTTCCACCCCTCTACTGCAAATTTTTTTGATTTAGCGGCTATTTTTGGTTTTTCTTCTTCTGATCCACCGAATAATAACGGAAGAGCTGACATCGCCAAAAGAATCCAACCCAGACGTTTTTTAAAAAGCGCAAAAGCTCCAGAGACAAACTTTGAAACACTTGGAAACTTCATGGCCATCTTGGCAAGAAAACCTCCTCCTGTTGCAGCTCCAACGGTCGTGGCGGCTGTAGAGCTAGTGGCGGCTGTGACAGCAGCGGGAGCAGCACTTGAAGCTACTGCTCCTGTTATACCATTAGTTGCTAAAGATATTTCTGCTATTTGTTTTTTTATTGCCCCCAAGCTAGTTTCTATCGCAGCAAACATTTTTGTAAAATCACGGCTTGTATTACCTATCATAAAGCTAAATGCTTTTCCTAGCAGAACAACAGCGGATGGCAGCGTTACGGCTATTATTGTTCCAACGCCACCTAGCTTGCCTTGTATTTTTATTGCACCAGTAAGCCATCTATCTACTAGTTTTAGAATTGGCTCAAATGATATTGCTATTTTTTCTATTAAAGTGTTAAACTTGCTGGCAATCGATGCACTAGCCATCATAACACCTTTTAATTCTTCCTCCCTTTTCTTTCGTTTTTCCATGTTTGCCAGGATATCTTTCATTGGGGTGTTGATCATAGCTAACGCGGCTTCTCTATCGCCGCCAAAAAGAGTGTCTGCTAATTTATTTAATTTCCACCTATTTTCATCATTTGTCAAATCATCCATCGATTGACCAGTTTCTTCTACTGCTCTTTTCAGTTCAAGAAATTGTGTTGAAGGATCTGTTGAAGCTAACTTTTTTAAATCTACATTTATTTCACCAAATATCATTCTTAAGTCTCTACCAGCATTCATCATACCATCTAGTGAATATAGAGATTTATTTAATGATATAAGTGCATCAGGTTTTATTAGGCCACCAGTAGCCTGCGAGATAGCATTTAATTGATTAAATACATCCTCTGCGCTTTGTGAGAAGCCAACTAGTTGTCCTCTAAGTCTTTCAAATTCACTTATGTATTGTCCGATATTACGACCAGAAGCCTGCGCTGCCCTACCTAGCTTATTAATAGAGACTTCTGCTTGTTTTGTTGTTATATTCATTGTTCCCATCATTTTAACAACAAGGGAGCCGTATGTTTGAGCTGATAGTCCAAGTTTTTCAAATTGTGAGGCATTTGTGGCTAGTGATTTTCGCTGCTCGTCACTTAAATTATTAAAATTATTTATGCTATTATTTAACCCAGCATAGGCAGAAGAAAATTCTTTTAGACCAATACCATATTTTGACAAACCAACTATAGCAGAGGATGACATTCCAAACATATCCGGCTTCATTGCAACATCTTTGAATTCCTTGCCATAGCCGCCAAGATTTTTATTCATATCTGCAAATAATTTATCGTATTCAAACGTTGACTTTAATACATTGTCGTTAAGGAAATTAAAAACTCTGTTAGCTGCCTTTTCAACATTAAGAAAACTCTCAAGAAAACCACTCGTAAGAGCAGATCCTAGATTTTTGATACCTCCGGTTGCTGACATCAGTACGTTAGTGAAAATATTTGTTCTTGAGCTTGATAGTGACATTTTGTCAACATATTCGCTCATGCTAGCATTAAGCTCTTTCGTGTTTTTTTGTTGAACAGCTTGTAGTTCATTAAGTGACAATAGCGCTGGTAGTATCTTTACTAATTGCTCATAATATTCTTTTTTTAATTCTAAGTCATCTGTGTTTATTTCATAATACTTCTGCATTATGTCTAATTCTTCAGGTGTTATACCTTTAGAATCTTTTTCATCGTTAGTAATTTGATTAAATTCTTTTTTAGTTTTAACAAACTCCTGTAATTGTTTATCTAATTTATTATATAAAACCTCTCGCTCTTTTTGCTTGGCGATTAATTCTTTTTCAGTATCACCTAGCTCTCGAAATGCTTTATTTAATTTGTTATTTATTGTTGAAGATAATAAATCATTTATTTCAATTTCTTTTTCTAGGTTTTTTCTAAAAAGAGAAGATTTATCGTTTAATAAATCATATTCTTGAGCAGTTTCGTTAGAGGCAATTTTATATTTGCGTAAACTCTCTGTGAGTTTTTCAACTTCCTCTATATTTTCTCTTAAAGACTCAGCAGCTCCTTTGTTACTAGACCTATAATTACTAAGAACCTTTGTAATTTGTTCTATAAGTTCTTTTTCTGTCCTTAAGGCATTTAATTGCTCATTAGACAGGGTATCTCTAGTATCTTGATTGTTAGGGTTGTTGTTATCGCCATCTGCCATCTTATAGAAACCTCAAAATAATATATTATAATTATGCAGATAATAAAAAAGTGGGCATAAAACCCACTTTTTGTTTATTTCGATTGCTCTGCTTCTTCTTTTAACTGCTGTATTAATCTTTCTGTTAGCCAATTTCTCAAGCCTATTGGCATATTATACGATTCCGTCATCGACCAGCCGCCGTGATACTTCAGCAGGAACATCTGTTCGTATAGATGTTTGCTATAATCACTATTTAGGCCAAAAAAATTCCTCTGTAAAAGGAACCTCCACTTCTTGTTCCTCTGAACAGGAACTGCAAGTATAACGTTTTTCTAGTGTTATGTTAGGCACGATAGAATAGTATTTATCTCTTAAATATTTCGCATCCGAAGCAGGCATTGATTCAAGAGCAGATTTTAATATTTCTTGATCAGTTGCAAAGTTTATAGATTGTACTATTAAACCTAGCTGTTGTATGATTGACATATCCGGTGATTCATTACGTAGTCGCTTTTCTTCAACTATCTTAAATATCTTTTGCTCATCATCACCGTTCATCAATCTACATTCAACTATCCATTTTGTCTTTGGTAGGCTTATACTAACATTACCGTTTTTGTTCTTTGTAATATTTGCATCTATTGATGCATCAGGTAGATCAACAGCGTATGTTTTCTTAGTATCTCCTAGATCAATTGTTATACTGTTTTTTGATGAACAGTTTAAACAATTAGCAATTATATCATATGTTGGACCGTATGCGTTTGATCTTGCAGCAATCATTATCGCATTCTTGTCGCCAACAAGAATTGAGCTAACTTGGATGCTTTTATCGACTATGATGCTCTCAAGGAGTTTATCTACAATTAAACCCTTTTTTATATAAGATTTATTTGTTAGAATATCCTCCTCTTTTGCTGTCATTTCACGTATTTCAATTGATGTTTTATTGTGTAACGGATGATTTTGCGGATAGAACTTACCCAGCGAAGGTAGATCAACATATTCTGTTGAGTTTGGATAATTAAATAACTGTTTTTGTGTTTCTATAAAAAAAGACTCATCTGCATTTGAGTTTTTTTTCATTTGTTCGAATTTTTCTTCAAAGTTTTTCATGTTCTCTTCTTTCTTCTATATATATAGATCTTACATTCTTTTAGCTTTTAATAATTTACTTCTAGCCTCACTTAGTTTACTTTTTGCTGTTTTAATAGCTTCTCTGGTCCACTCCAATCTATCTATATCGTTTTGCATTGTCCTACGATAATCATTTATAAACTCTTCCTCTGTCTCGTTGTCTAATAGCTTTTTAGTGTATACTATATTTTCCGCTAAATCAATCTCGTTTGTCTGTAGTTGTTTAATTTCTTCTACTAACGCTTCCACTTCTGCCGTTAATTTTTCTATAAGAGCACGTTTGTCAGCTTCAGCCATATCTCTTTTTATGGTCGCAGATAAATCAGGTTGTTTGTTCTCTTTGTATTTTTGTTGCTCATCATACCACTGTTGATATATTTTCAAAGCACTTGCTCTCTCGGCAGATGATAAGCTCCTATCGTAAACAGCCATCATAGCTTGAACAACGCTAGAGGGCATATTAGAGGTATCTCCATGTAATGGAATAACAGGGACATCCGGAGTCATACCGTGAGTTATCTTATATTCTTGAACAACATAAAAAGCTCTTTCTCTCTCAGCCGTCGTGGCATATGATCCCTCTAGAGTGTGTATAGCACTAAGAACCTCAGCAGGCATATTTGCAGTTAGAGTTTGCTGTTTCATCTGAGACAGATCGGCACTTGGAGTTGTTGAGTAAGGATCTCCTACGTCTCCACCGCCGCCATAGTCCAAATCATCGTATTGCGGTGGATCTATTGTTGGCATATTTGATTGAGTATAGTTAGAAGATGATTGTGATTCAGGATTAGAAGATTCTAGTTGGGATAATTTTTTTCTTACATCATCTAATGCAAAAGTTGTATGTCTCATGGTAGCTGGATCGGCACCGGATGACAATAGTGCGGCTAAGTTCTCCGAGAATCGTCTTTCCCTGTCTCTTAAATAATCTAACTTCAGATTATACTCTCTTCTAGCATCTTCAGCTGCTCTCGCTCTCTCAGATGCTTCCAGTGCAACCCTACTTCCTTCATTGAATTCTTCTATTTCTTCATCAGAAAGTCCTTGCTCAGGGTTTCCATTATTTAATTCTTTTGAAGTAGTTGGCTTGTCGGAGCCATGTTTTTCATCTTCCGTCTTATCTTTTTTTGTAGCTGGCTCTGTAGTTGTTTCTATTCCTGGTATTACGAATGGTACAGATGGGATATATGACCTGTCTATACCTTTTTTATCATCTGCTTTTTGTGCATTAAGATCATCTATGCTTTGTTGAGTCAGGGCTAATACTTTTGAGTTAAAATCAAGTTGTCTTCTTAAATCGCTGATAGCATCCGGGTTTGTCTCGGTGCTTAGTTTAGCCTCAATAGACGCTACTTCTTTAGAGAATTTGTATTCCCTATCTTTTAATTTATCTAATTCAAGATTTCGCTGTCTTGTGGCATCCTCAACTTCTCTTTCTGCTAATGCTATATGTAATTTTGTAAAATTTAAACTGGTTTCTTCGGGACCAGATTCGGTTATTGCACTCTCGCTTGTAGCTTGCGATGCTAATGATGATGCTTGACTAAGTACACTTATTTTTTTTGATTCATCAACAAAATCTAAAGATTGTATATATGCAACAGCTTGCGAAGGATCTAAACCTCTCACTGTCTCCTGTGAATCATCGTAGTATCTTACAGACACTTTTACTTTTTTAATTGTACTCATATATATTACCTAAAGTTCTTATTGATATTATTCTGTATCAGTTTCTACTTTAACTTCAATAACTTTTTTGTCTTTTTCGTCTGTAGCTTTTCTTTTTTCTTGTCTTCTTGCCTGTTCTTCTTGATCTCTTCTATCCGATTCTTTCTCATCGATTGTTACAACCGGCCCATCTTCTTCTTCGCCCTCAGTTTCAAAATCTTTAACTCTTGGCCCACCAGTTGGCTCTGGCTCTGGCTCTCCTCCTTCTGGTATATTTTCTACATTTAGAAGCTCTGTTTTTTCTCTTTTTGGCTTTCTTGCTTCCTCTCTTCTTGTGAAGAATTCTCCGATATTATTAATAACACCAAGCGTGCCTTGCACTAAACCACTAGCGGCATCAGATATTCCTTTGCCGATTACATCCAATATACCACTTTCACTAGCTGGCTTTTCTTCTGCTGATTCTTCTGTTGATTCTTCTTCTGCTGATTCTTCTGCTGATTCTTCTGTTGATTCTTCTTCTGCTGATTCTTCTGTTGATTCTTCTTCTGCTGATTCTTCTGCTGATTCTTCTTTTGCTTCTTCTGCTGATTCACACTCCGGTGCCGGTCCGAACGTTGCTCCTCTGTAACTTTCTTTCAAATATTCATACTCTTCATGAGCTTCTTCACAAGTGTTAAATTCTCTATGAACTCTTTCTACTCCTTTTAGATTTATCGATACAATTTTAAAATTATCACCTATTTTTATAATAGAATAGGTATAACCATTTCCTAGGGCAGTCCCTTCTTCTGATTCTTCTTCTTTTGTTTCTTCTTCTGCTGGTTTAGGCTCTTCTGGTGATGCAGCAGAAGGGGGTTCTGATTTGGCACTTATACCTTCACATGCTTTTAGTCTAGCGATTATTTTTTCTATAGAACTTTGTGCTTGCGAAGTGATAGTTCCGTAACTACTTTTGTTACTTTCGATAATACCTAAGACTTGTTCGGCATTTTCACCAGATCTCACTTCTTCTAACGATTCTCTATATTCTCCTTCTACATACTTTGCGTAATAAAACACAATGTCGGCGCCAGTGCAAGGGTCATCATCTGAGGTGTTACATACAACATTCTGTAACTTTGGTATCTTTTCTTCTTTACCAGAGACAGTATCAACAGCGGAAGGTCTTGCTTCTGGCGTTGTGGTACCAAAACATTCTTGGTATCTTGTTTTAATTTCTTCAATAGCTACTTTTTTAGAAGCTTCTGTTGCTTGTAGTGAACTTATATATTGAATGGCTTCCACGACACTAACTCTTGTATAATCTTCATATCTAGTTGCAGGATTAATTATCATAATCCTTACAACACATTCTTCCTCGGTACCGTGGATTACTATATTGGCTCCATTGCCAGCTTCTTCTTCTTCTTCTTCTGATTCTTCTTCTTCTGATTCTGATTCTTGTGATTCTTCTTCTTCTGATTCTGATTCTTGTGATTCTTCTCCAGGCGCAGCAGCAGTAGCAGGAACAGCAGCAGGAGGTGTAGCAGCTTCAGCACACCGTTTAAGTTCAGTTATTACAGCTTGAATTTTTCTTTTGTCATTTTCGCTATCTACCAAACTAATCCATGTGGATATTTCTGCTATAACAACTTCTGGGGTATTATTAACTGTCTTTAATGCATTATTCCCACTTTCATCATAATAAAACATTTTAACATTTGCGGCTTGACATACAGATTGAGCAAAATCTTTAGACCCACCAATAGTCCCAACCTCTAAATCAATACTATATAATGTATTTGTTTTTTTCTTTTTTTCTTCAGCTTCTTTTTCAGCTTGTTTTTTAGCTCTTTCCTCAGCTTCCTTTTTAGCTTCTTCTTTAGCTCTTTTCTTCTCTTGTTCCTCTTCCGCCTTCTTAGCTTCCTCTTCTGCCTTTTTCTTCAATTCGTCATCAACCAGCATTGTAGGATGGAACTCTGCCCAGTCATATGTTACGCCAATTGTTATCGTAAGAGCTTCGTCGCTTGAATAATCAAGTTTTGATGGTGTAACTTCTGTTATAATTGGATTATATAGATGCCATTCCTCTATAGTTTTTCCGAGTTCATCTATTTCTTTTATTATAATATAATTATTTTCATATCGGCCATCTTTTTTAACATGCCCGGAGAAATGCGAAGCTAAACTATCTTTGAAATTGTAATCACGGAATCTTATTAGTTTATCAACAGCATCAAATTCATTTGGGACCGTATAACCGGATGTTTGTAGCAGGGTTTGAAAAAAATATTGAGTAGACTGTAGGTAATAATTATAATTTTGTAATCCGCCTTCGCCAGCTATAACGTATTTTAAATCATTATTTATAACAGGATTTTTATAATATACAAATATATTATCTGTTGGGCCTGGATTTGTTGTAAATGTAGGTTTTACTTTTTCATTTTTTAATAATATATCATAAAAAGTAATTTTTATCGGATTCCACACGTATCTTGTTGGAAAATTAAAAGTATGAGCATATAAGTATTTAGCTTGAACTGTTTTCATGCTCATGGTAGGGCGATCTACCGACTTAGCAAATGCAGTAGGCTTGAAATATTGTTTTATACTGTCTTTGCCACTATCACCACTATAAATTTCAGGAAAAGAAATGACCCATCTATGTGATTGTTTTAAAAACACATTAGATGGGTCAGTCCAGAATGCCATTTTATTGTACCTTTTTTTAATTTAAAATTTATAAATTAAATAGGTACCTATTTCAGAAAAACTAAGAAAAATCAGCCCAGTCGTATCTTATATTATATTCGGCTGTTAAGATACCTTCTGCTGAGTAATCAAGGTTGTTCAAAGCAACAGTTGTAATGAACGCGTTTCTTAAAGTCCAAGTATCAACTGGTGAGCCGCCTGAGTTTAATACTTGGATTTTAATGTCGCTTGATGTTCTAACAGAAGAAGATTTATTAATAGTTCCCATATTACTTGCCTCTGCTCCAGGACCAGCTCTTTGCGGATTAATCCATCCTGCTTGAGCAAGATAGTTATATGATAATCTTGAAACATTTGCTCCGCCGACTGCATCAACAAACTTTATCTTAACAGGAGTCCAGGTAATTTTGCCTGGGAAGTTAAATTGCTTGTCGAGATAATCAACTTTGACGCCGTCAGATATAGTATACACTGGTCTATCTGCACTTTGTGCAAGATAGGTTGAGGCGGTATCAGAACCTTGGCTTATATAACCAAAAGTTATTTTAAATTTATACTGTCTTTTTGGATCTAGTGATGTGTCACTCCAGAATGCCATAATTTATTCTCCTATAAAATTTATACTTTATCTACTAGCTTGTTGTTGGGAATGCAGCGCCACTGTTGCTTACAACGAAGTCAATTGCGATATATTCTATTGCCTTTGTTGGCTTAATATAGATCTTGCAGTACATGATGTTGCGATCAACAAGATCAGCGGTTGTAGTAGATGAATCAAGCGAAACTCTTGCGTCTTCTAGGCCGTATGCATTCTTTACTGATAGTAGGAATGGGTCAACAACACTTCTAAAGCTATTCCATGTTGCTTGGATGTTTGGTTCAAAGATAACTCTTGTGGCGGCTCTAGAAATCTCTTTCTTTAGATAGTTGAGTAATCTACGAACATTTACTCTATCAAGAGCTGATGGAGTTGTTTGTAGGGTCTTTTGACCGAAGATGACAACGCCTTCATTTGGGAATGTTGCGATTGGATTGATGTTTGCTGCATATAGAGCGTCGCGATCAGATGAATTTAGATGTAAAGCTGTTCTTGAAACGCCCACACCTGAACTTCCAACTGTTAGACCACCGCGATTAAAGCCTGCTGGCGCAAACCATAGACCAGCTCTTCCTTCTGTTCCACCGATTGCACCTAGTGCAGCAATTGATGCTGGCATATAGATACCTTCGCTTGGAACGAATACTGCTGGGAAATAAGCGGCGCCGTAGCTGTTATCTACTTGTCTTGTTTCTAGATTTGAGATAACATCATTAACACTTGTTGGTCTTTCTTTGTCAATCGATCCCGGTTCTTTGTCTGTCTCGTAGTAATACTTGTGATCGCCTTTTAGATCGATAATAGCAAGGGTATCACCGCGTAGTTTACACATCTCAAGCATATAATCAGTTAATGATTGTTCTTTAACACCTGGGACACAGAGTAAGTTCATATCCATTAAGTCCGCATCGGCCACTGTGTCAAGTGCCTGCTTGATAGCGCGATAAGCGGCACTATTGTTTTCATCCTTACCTGACAGTAATCTTTCCGAAACAAAACTCTCCGCTTCTATTATGTTTCTTCCGTCAGTTCCACCATAAATTGGCATATCGAACCCAAGAATGGAACCGCTGACCGTGTTTGCACTTGTTAATACGTCGTGTGTGTTAGGAGATGAACCACTGGAGTAGTATAGTTTTGAGCTTCCTGTGATGTTTATGTGTCTTGTGTGGAATACGAATGGAGCACTAGAAGAAGCTAGTGCTTGTCCTGCTGTGAATGAGGTAATGTCAACGATATCAGCATTTTTAATTGCATCAGCGAGTAATCCAAAGCGCTTTGACTTTGCTTGAGCAAATGTAACAGTATCTGTATACATGGAAACATTTGGGCGAATTGCTGAAGTTACTGTTGGATCTATATCTATCACGCTGTGTGCTGCTACATATGGTAGCACGAAACCGTGCGGTAAGGCAGTCGAAGGAATATCATTATCCGCCATTACAACTCTTACGAAAGCAGAACGATTTGCATATGTTCCTTCTTCCTCGTAACGCTTAGACGTACCATTCCAGAATCTATACGAATCACCGATTCTTCTTGCGATATAATTCTCAGATGTAGAATCCAGGTTTAAATCTGAGAATCTTTCTAGAACGCTTTGTGTTTGTGTCTCAAAAAGTCTGCGGATAACTACATCAAAGCTACCGTACTTTGTGATATTCTTATTTTTTGATTCTCTTACATTTTCGATAGAGATTTTTATATCTTTGTGTAAGGTTGATCCGTTATTTAACCCAACAAACTTAAACAACTCATTATATGATCCATTAACTAGATCGTCGATAACCCAACCAGTTGAAGCTGGGGTTATTTCGGTTACTTCAAAGTTTGCTCTGTTGGCGCCTTCTGCCGCGTAGGAGGTCTCTTGTATAAATACGTCTACAAATCCAGGAACGGAGCCTGTTGAATTTTCAAAAGTTTCACCAAGGAAGTATCCTGTAGAGCTGTCCGTATACTTAGAAGGGTTAGTATTTAGTTGATTACGGATAAATGAAGCAGAGGAGAATTGCAGCGAAACACTCTTTGAGGTTTCGCCAAGTGAATTACTCATTATTAAATCAAAGTGACCGTTCGTAACGCTGCCGCTGTCACCATCTTCAAGCGAAAATGCAACATCATCGCTTGAATATATATTTGCAATAAGACTTGCTTTGGAGCCACTAACAGCAAAGATGCTATAAGCACGATCAGTTTTCCAGCCTGGTTTAGAATCAGTTGTGTGGCCTAAGCTGCTGTCCCAATTAACGTTCTCCAAACATCTGTTGCGCCTACTTTGCCATTTGATGCCACACCGAAAACACGCTCAAGCTCAGAAAAGCTTGAAATTTGAACAGGTTGCATGATTGGACCGCGTGAAGTGTTGCCGATAACAACAGGTCCAGTCGCAGGAAACGGAGTTGGAAGAATTGAATCATCAATTTCGCTTACCTGAATACCGGGGGATAAAAATCTAAATTTTTCTATTGCCATAAAAATTTCTCCTAGACATAAAGTTTACAAAAACTTATAATAAGTAGATTCAAGTTTGTTCAAATTACTTTATTTTGCATCAAAAGTTCCTTCACGGGCTTTTATGCATTTCGCAGCTATTTCCATCTTATTATTTGAATCACCGAATACTCTTTTTGGCTCTGAAAGTGAGACAATTTCAAAAAAAACATTGTCATAATAGACAAAATCACCTTCGCGAACATATAGATCCTGATCTTCTGTTAGCCTACGTTTGTGGAAATGAACAACTATTGTTGGACGACGATCAACTCCAAAATTATTTGTTGTTGTTTTATAATCTTGCCACTCAACAAGTGCATAAACATGCACAGGAGGAAGGAATGTTTTTGTTAGTGCCTCTCCGTATAGTGGATGAAAATCAGTATGTTCTAGGCTTATAGGATAATACACTATTTGCTGGCCTATGACGCGCTCTATAAGCTCATCATTGATCTGCTTAACTAGATCTTTCTCTTTTTGATTTGTAAAGAGAGGCGGAGGAGGCGATTCAGGTTGCTGCCATTTTTCTTTTTTCTTTCTAGCCATTTAGCCTACCCTACATAAATTAAATTAACGGTTTTATTTTGAATTTTTGACGTATTTTCAACAATATTTGCATCTTTCTCAAGAACTTTATCGTATGTTGTTTCATCAAGAATCTTAGCAAGTTCATCTCGTAATTCTTTTTGTTCT